AAAAGATGAAGCAGCAAAACGACCTGACTTTTGGCCTGAGAACTTCTGGAAGAAGGACAGCAACGAGCCAGACATGGAAGGTATTGCTAAGTCTTGGAGCGACTTGCGTAAGCAAATCAGCCAAGGCAAGCACAAAGCGCCAGCAGAAGGTAAATACGACCTGAAAGCCTTTGGTGAGAATGCTGATGCTAACCCTGTCGCTCAATCCATGACCAAGTGGGCAGCAGAGAACGGTGTGTCACAAGCTGCTTTTGATGAGCTGGTAGGTAATCTGCAAACTCAAGGTAAGGAAATCATGGGTCAAGACATGGTTGACCCACAAGCTGAACTCAAGGCTCTTGGTCCTAATGCCAACGCAATCGTTGATGGCATGGTCAATTGGGCGCGTGGCTTGGTCAACAAAGGTGTCTGGTCTGCTGATGACTTTGAGGAGTTCAAAATCATGGGTGGCACAGCACGTGGCATCCGTGCATTGATGAAGGTCCGTGAGTCTTATGAAGGCCGTGTGCCTGTGGATTCAGCTCCACTGGAAGGCACAATGAGCAAAGACGACCTGTATCAGATGGTCAATGACCCTAAGTACAAGTCAGACCCTGCTTACCGTCAAAAGGTAGAAAAGATGTTCCAAGCGAATATTCGCTAAAAAGCAACATTGCCTTTGGCCCCTGCTTGTCGGGGGCTTTTTTTTGGGCTATACTGAATGCGTTGTCGTAGAAAGCAACATTAAATTAAGGCCGTTTAGACCTGTATCTCGCCGCAGTCTCCGTAATTGGAGCCACTGAGGTTTCTACCGAGATACAGATTTAAACGGCTTTTTTGTTTCTACCGTCAGGGCGCGTTAGCTGATGGTCTGCATGGACTGAACCCAAGAAGCACAGGGCTGCGTTACACCCCGCAGATAACCCTACTAGCCTGTTAGCGAGGGACTAGGGTAGACAGAGTGAAAGCGGTGGGACAAGCGCTCTGTTGGATGAATCGCTACCTCATGGGTACTCTGGATTGGACTACTTGATAGTCCCTTCGGGAGGGGAAGGATACCTCTGCTATCCACCCTTGGGGAACCTATGTCCAAAAATAGTTGACACAAGTAGAAAAATGTGGTTTACAATGTTCGCAGGCCCATCTGGAAACAGACCCTGACCGCAGTGGATACTGACGAATGGCTGACGTAAGCAGCAAGCATTGGCCCGATTTTCGGCACACCGACGCGAGAACCCTAATCAACCACCTATGAGGTAAATCAAATGAGCGTTTCTCTCTCTAACGCCTTTGTTACTCTTTTCGATGCGGAAGTCAAGCAAGCCTACCAAGGTAAAGCTATGCTGGTTCCAGCGGTTCGCCAGCGTCGTGGAGTCGAAGGTTCAACTGTAAAGTTCCCTAAAGTCGGTGCTGGTGTTGCTACACCTCGCATCCCCCAAACTGATGTCACACCTCTGAACGTGTCATTCAGCCAAGTCACTTTGACTTTGACTGACTGGAACGCTGCTGAGTACAGCGACATCTTCTCTCAAGCAAAAGTCAACTTCGACGAGCGTCAAGAATTGGTGCAAGTTGTGGCTGCTGCTATGGGTCGTCGTCAAGACCAATTGATTTTGGATGCCTTGGCAAACTCCAGCACTTCTCTGACTGTCAGCAATGACATCGGTGGTACTGACTCAAACTTGAACGTGGCTAAGTTGCGTTCTGCCAAGCGTTTGTTGGACAAAGGTAACGTGCCTCCAGAAGGTCGTCACATTGTGCTTCACGCTAACGGTTTGGACAGCTTGTTGTCTGAGACTGCTGTGACTTCTTCTGACTTCAACACCGTCAAGGCGTTGGTGCAGGGCGAAATCAACACATTCTTGGGTTTCACTTTCCACGTGATTGGTGACCGCACTGAAGGTGGCTTGGCTATTGACGGTTCTAACGACCGTGTTTGCTACGCTTTCCACAAAGATGCAGTTGGCTACGGTGAAGGCATCGCAATGCGTTCAGAAATCAACTACATCCCCGAGAAGACCTCTTGGTTGGTGAATGAAGTGTTCTCTGCTGGCGCTATCACTATTGACGCTGGTGGCATCGTGGCAATCACTTGCCGCGAATCCTAATTGAAAGAAGGAGAACTTAAATGGCTTATTCTGCAACTGGTCTGAACGCCGCTGGCGGTCAATCGAAGGCTGGTAATGCTCCACAAATGTGGACTTACACAACCACTGATGCAATCGCTGATGTCAACACTGCTGGCTATTTCAATAGCGCTGCTGCGTTGCTGAAAGTTGGCGACATCATTTTCTGCCACACCAGCACTGGTGGCACTGCCGCGATGACAATCGTGTGGGTGAACGCTAACAGCGGTACTGTGGTTGACGTTGTTGACGGTTTGACCGTTACCGCAACTGACTCTGACTAATCAGTAGTCAACTGAATAGGCCAGTCACTGAGTATTCGGGGGCTGGCCTTTCTTACATTGTGAGGTTTATATGGCAGCAGGCGACACTGGTATTTCAATCTGTTCAGACGCACTCATCATGTTGGGTGCAAAGGCTATTACGTCTTTCAATGATGGTACAGATGAATCTAGCACCTGTGACCGTTTGTATCCAGACATTCGTGACTCAGCACTTGTCACGTATCCTTGGAGTTTTAACACCAAGAAATTGAAGTTAGCACGATTGCTGACAACACCAACTTCCGTGTGGAAGTACCAATACCAATTGCCAGGCGATAAGCTGGCAAACCCACGTGCTGTGTACGCAAACGCGACAGGCATGTACCCAAACAAAGATTGGGAAATCCAAGAAGACAAACTGTTGACTAACTTGGAAACCGTCTACATTGACTATCAGTATTCCGTCGGTGAATACGCATTGCCTCAATATTTTGTCCAGTTGCTCAAGTACATGATGGCTTGGCACTTGGCTATGCCTATCACTGAACAGACAGACAAGGCTCAATACTGGCAGCGTGTTGCTACTGGTGACATCTCTGAGAATGGTCGCGGTGGTTTTTTCCGTACTGCCATGCAGATTGACGGTCAAAACAACCCTGTTCGCGTTATCGAAGACTTCAGCTTGATTGCTGTCAGAGGTTGATATGGCAAGATTTGTTGATGTCGTCAGCAACTTTTCCACTGGTGAGCTTGACCCTTTGCTTCGCTCAAGGGTTGACCTACCTACCTACTCCAATTCGCTTGCCAAGGCCACTAACGTACTGATTCACCCTCAAGGTGGTTTGCGTCGTCGCCCTGGCACAAAGCACGTTCTTGAGTTGCCAAACAGCGGTACACCGTCTGCTGGCAATGGTGTTCGTTTGGTTCCATTCCAGTTCTCTGTGGATGACAGCTACATGCTGTGCTTTACTGATTCACGTATGTACGTGGTTAAAGCTGGCTCTGTTATCACCAACATCAATGGAAGTGGTAACAGCTATCTTGCAACTAGCATCACATCTGACATGGTTGACGATATGTGCTGGACCCAATCTGCTGACACACTGATTGTTGTTCACCCTGACTTGCAGCCGCTTCGCATCACGCGCACCTCCGACTCGGCTTGGACTGCCACGACCATCACGTTCGACTCAATCCCGAAATATGCCTTTGAACTCGATTCGCATATTCATGTTGGAAGCGTTTTATCTGTAAGCGCTGTGTCTGGCAATGTAGAACTTACTGCAACCAACACAAATCACACAACAGGAACTGCTCAAGCTGGTTCATCAAACACAATTACACTTAAATCTGCGTCAAGCGCTACTGATGATATTTATGTCGGTATGTTTATAGAAATCACTGCTGGAACAGGCGCTGGACAAACAAGATTGTGTGAGGATTATGTTGGTTCAACCAAGGTGCTAGAGGTGCATCCAGCATGGACAACAGCACCAGACAACACAAGCCAATATGAAATTTCGTCATTCAAAGCGGCTGCGGTAAATCAATATGTTAATACTCAACCACAAGGGCGAGCAAGAATTATTGAGGTTTTAAGCGACACAAAAGTTAGAGCTGTTACCGAATATCCATTTTTTTCAACTTCCAATATTGACGCTGGAAAATGGGAAATTGAGCATGGATATGAGAATGTGTGGAGCAGCACAAAAGGCTGGCCTCGTACTGTGACTTTCCATGAAGGTCGCCTGTACTTTGGTGGCTCTAAGTCTCGCCCATCTACCATTTGGGGTAGCAAGATTGGTTTGTTCTTTGACTTTGTTCCAACTGAGTCTTTGGATGACGACGCTGTTGAGGCTACCTTGGACACCAACGATTTGAACGTCATCACTGACATCATCTCGTCGCGTGACTTCCAAGTGTTCACAACGGGTGGTGAGTTCTATGTGCCTCAAGCTGGCACAGACCCTGTTACTCCACTG